TTATTTCACTATCTTTATATAACCAGGCAAGAAAACATTTAAGTAAAAAAGGAAAATACTTTGCATAATATGAATCACATACCAATAGTAATGCATATGGCAGAAGTCGTAAGTAATTACATTTACCAAATGAAAGGCGCTAGAGTTAATCTAAGGATGGGCGAAATCCTTATGAATGAAGACCAAGTAAATAAACTAATTGATGCGTTTAATCACGTTAAAAGTAAAGGACATTATGGAAATTAAACTACCCAAAAAAACAAAAGACTTACGAATAGAGCATTTTAAAGCATTGCAAAACCCGTATTTCTTAACAGAAGAAAAGCTAGATATAATGGATCAACTAGAATTTATCCATTTGTTTAGTGGAGTGTATCGTTCAAAGTTGAAACAGATTAACGTGAATGATATATCGGCAATGTTTAGCCATATTGTTAATTTATATTCGGGAATCAAAGTAGCTAAACCTGCAAAAGAAATCACGCTAAATGGTGTTGAGTTTGAGTTAGTCAATGCAGAGAAAGTTGGTGTTGGATGGCACGCGGATTTCAGTAAGGGAGACATGAAGAAAGACGCGGTTTATTTTGGGTGCTTATTCTATTTTCCTAAAGGTCAACTTTACGGAGCTGTGGATGAGAATGACAACCTTCTTAATTCAATTGCGGATAGATACGAAATCATTAAAGAGCACATGCCGCTCGATGTATTCATGAATGCGTCCGCTTTTTTTTTGACCAAAATAAAAAAATCAATGATGCTATCAGTCCAGAAAGCGAAAACAAGAAAGGTACTCGAAAAGATGTTAAGCCCTCTAAATTTGCTTGGGAAGAAGGCTTCGATGTAATAGCAAAAGAGTTTTTTCAAGGTGATTGGAATAAGGTAACGATGCTTAATATTTATAGTTATTCGCATAAATGTAAATTTTTAGTGCACAATGCACGTAAAAAACTCTCTAACAAATAGGACATGGCTCAAGACATCGAATATTTCAAGAACTTAATTACGGTTGGTAACTCCGAAGCTATCTTAAAAGGATTGCCCGGTACGCCTTTAGAAGAATTGCTTAAGGATTTAATGCAGGATGTTGCGGATCAATTGGTAATCGAAATGGATCGGTTAGACATCGCAGCGTCTAGGCGGTTAAGACAAAGTATAATCCCAGACAAACAAGTAACAAAAGAAGGGAATGTAGTAACGATTGGATTAAGCGCGGATTTCTATTGGAAATTTGTTAACTACGGAGTTAACGGAACGGAAGTACAGCATGGAGCGCCAAGTTGGGGAAAGCAACCGCCCGGAGAAGTATCGTTTCATAAGTCAATTATGGATTGGACTTTAGACAGAGGTATAACGATGCCAGCACAATTTGACACATACGATTCTTTTGCTTGGGCAGTAATGGCAAACGTAAGAAAGAAAGGTAAACAAGCTCGCCCATTCTTTACCAATGTAGTAAATGAAACATTAACAACAAAAATACAAAAGGAACTTTCTGAGTTCTTTAAAGAAGCAATAACAGTAAACATAGTTGAACCATGGCAGTAACGATTTCAGAAGTACCCGCTAATTTTAGCCCGTCAGATAATCCTTTGATGTTTAGATTTCAGTCTACACAAACCGCACAACCGAATTTCTCTTATATAGTTGAAACGTATTACAATTCAGTTTTGGTATCGGAAGATAGGATATTTGTTGAAAGTGGAATCTACGCACATATTGACGTTTCACCAATCGTAAAGAATCTATTAAATACGCCGCAACAAACCACACCGCTATTTAGTCAGTCGGCTACAAATGGTAGTATCTACATTAAGGTAATCGAGAACTACGGAACTATTCCTATAAACCAAGCCAATGCAACAAGCTCAACAGTAAAGATTTTCAAGGCTTGTTTGTCGGATGCTGATTGGGTGGAATGGGATGCTACGGATTGGATAGTAAATAAGTTCTTGACTAACTATCCTGAAACAAATATGTACCAACAATTTGGAGCACCATTCTATTTGTCGGCTATAATGGATTCTAGCGCAACATTGGATTTATCATTCTATGATGTTGAAGGTTTACTACTTCACACCTACGACCAAACGCAAACAACAGTAATTGCTCAGCTTAATCTTAGTACGGATTCTTTGGTAGCGAATGCTGGTGTTCCCGACATTGATTTAGTCCACTATTATACCGTCACTTTAGGTTCAATCGAGCAAACAATCTACATTAAAAAAGCAGAATGTAATCCGATTCAATCATTAATGTGGATTAACGAGTACGGCGTGTGGGATTCATTTATCTTCGACCACAATCTAGAGCGTAAAGGAAGTGTAAGTGATAGAATGTATGGTAAAAAGTTCGGTCAATGGGTAGGAAATAACTTTGTTTACAATCTAAACCAAGCAGGAAATATAAGAGTAGGTACTCAAGTAACCGATTCAGCTACTTTATACACAGGATGGATTTCACAACCTTTGCAGAATTGGCTAGTTGAGTTGTTTAAGTCGCCTAGATTTGTTCTGTATACCGATAAACAGATTTCTGTAAGGGTAACTAGCACACAATACACATACGAGCAGCAACGATTTGAAGACTTACTTAGTCAATCGGTGGATGTTGAATATACAAATAACCATTTAGGCTTATCACTATGACAGATGAATTAATTTGTAATGGAATATCTTTAGACTTATCGCAGGCTATTCCCGTTCCGATATCGTTTGCAATTGCTGATATTAAGAATCTAAGCAATAGAAAACAATCGTTTAGTAAAGAGGTTACTTTGCCAGACACGATGAACAACAACAATTTTTTTCGTGGTTCGTTTGGTTATTCAGCGACAGAGAATGGAATCAATTTCGATGCAACTGTTAAGGTTAATGTTATCCTTAAGAAACGAGGCATTCAAGTTTTAGAGGGTATTATCAAATTGAATAAGGTAACGAAAGTTAAAGGATTTACACAATTCACCTGCCAAGTATTTAGTGATTCAATAGACTTATTCCAATTACTTTCTACTATTAATGTAGGTGAGTTGGATTGGAGCGAATACGATCACATTTTAAGTCGCACAAATATTAAAAATTCATGGACTGCACCGATTGGAAGTGGTTATTATTATCCATTAATTGAACGTGGAAATAATAGAGTTGGTACAATTTGGAATACAACGGATTTGTATCCATACGTTTACTTACGTGAGGCGTTATTAAAATGCTTTGAGTATTTAGGCTTAACTTGGGATTCGGACTTTCTAGATACTGATATGTTTAAAAGTATTCTATTCGGATTCGGGGGTGGAGAAATTAAAACCATTCCTCCAATTGATGTAAATAATAGAAAGATTGAAATAGACAATGGAGACTTTAATTTCTCCACTCCTTCCGTGGCTTACAATTTTGAAGCAGGGACAGATACTGGTTCATCATTAACAGAAAATCAAATAACGACTATTTTTTCAGGAAACTTCAATCCATTTGATAACGACTATTTTCTAGGTATATTAGCCCAGGACATTCTAGGGCAATATTCAGACGGTGAAATAACAATCGACCAAAGCGGTTTGTACAACCTAAACACACAATTTAGAATAACGCAAACTATTGTAGTGTCAAATGGCTACTTAGAAACGCCACCATACATTGCGCCATTAAACGACAGCTTCATAAATAAACTACAGATATTTAAAAATGGCGGTATCTTATTTCAGATTGACAGCGAGATAGTAGGGCAAACAGTTGTTGGTAATACGATCACTAGAGATATTCATTTCAACATCAATAACAACGTAAACATTAATGTAATTGCTGGAGATGTTCTTTCATTTAGATTAAATCTAGGATACGTTAGAATGGGTATTTTGAACCTAGAAAATGTATATCCTTCAATTTCTTTCACGCTAAGTACTGATGTTCCTATTACAATTGATTTAACATCTTCGGACGTATCAATTACTGACGGAAATACAGTTAAATTAAGCAGATTCCTTCCAATAATGAAATGCTCTGACTTACTACTTTCTGCGATTCGACAATTCAACCTTTATATATCGGAACAATCCAATCAAGGTGTTGTAAAAATAGAATCTTTAATGCCGTTTTATAGCAATACAAACGATTTTAATGATATATCTGAGCTAGTAGATACAACTAAACCAATTGTAATAAGACCTGCAGCAAATGAATACCCAAAGAACATTCTATTTTCCTTTAAAAAAGCTACGGATTTCGATGCTCAAAGATATGCGGACAAATATGAAGAGGAGTATGGAGACTTGAAATTCATACAAGGTAGTTACTACTCAAAAGGCGAACAAAAAACGGAGCTTGCATGGGCTACAATCGTACCTTTTCAGATTGCTACGGGTATAGTTGTGCCTAGATTTATTAAGATTGAAAACAATATAGCTAAACCAAACGCAGGAGCGCCGAGAATAATGTTTAGAAATGGATTGAAAACGGGTTCATGGACTTTTAACGATACAGTTGGAACGGGCGGTGAGTTCTTAACTACCTATCCGTGTGTTCACCATTTCGATAATTGGCAGAATCCAACAATGGATTTAAACTTTAAGCTAGTAAATGAAGTTTATTACACGGCAACAATCGTAACGTCCAAAAATTGTTATTCGGAATACTACTCAACTTTCATTAATGAAATGACTAGCCCTGCAGGAAAGATAGTTAATCTTTCGGTTCATTGGAACGAAATAGATATTAAGAATCGAGACTTTGGCAAGTTGTTAATGATTGACGGCTCACTATTTAGACTTAATCTAATAAAGGAGTTTTCAGCGGACGTACAAACGACAACTGAGATTGAATTAGTCAAAGTATTAAAGGCTAAGAAACGAGCAGGAAAACAAATAATACAAGGCGCAACGAGCGTTATATATATAGACAACAATATTGCTAGCCCACCAAATAATACAGGCGAAGATACGGGCGTAATTTCAGCGCCAATAAATAACCCAAATTTTCAAACCAATTTAATAATAGGATAAACTATGAGTTGCGACAAATTTAGCAGAATGATAATAAAGCAAGCGGAGGGTAAGGCTACTATTCCGGTAAGTTCAGACCATCGAAATGGGGATTGGATAGCTACGGATGTATATCCTGGTGAATGGTATTTAGATAGCTTAAGCGGTCAAACATACATAAGAAATGGAAGTGATATTCTAAGCATTGGTGATCCAACCTCTTTACAACAAAAATTGTTAATGACTCAAACAGGTACGGGCGATCCTTCTGTTGTTCTGCTTGCGAATACCTTTAATGGCGCTGGAACGATTGTATGGACTCGCACAGGCACAGGAGTTTATGAAGGTACTTTATCAGGCGTGTTTGAGGCTAATAAAACTTTGTTAATTTGTGAAAGTGGGTCAAATATTAATGAGACTATTCGAATTCATCGAAAAACAACATCTAAGATTGAGGTTAAGACTTTCGATTCAGGCGCACCAAAAGACGGCATATTAAACGAGACAACAATCATAATCGAAATTTATCCTTAAATCATGGCAGAAGAAATAATATTTAAGGTTGGAGTCGATACGGGAAATTCTGCGGATGACTTAAAGAAAATTGACCAAGAATTAAAGAACATTAATACCGATTCCAAGGCTGTAGGTGGAGACACGGCTGCACAATTTGAAGCGCTCAACAAGAAAGTTGAAGCGGGCAATATGACTATGCGTCAAAGTACTCAAGCTGTGAAGGAGTACATGAGTATTGCGCTTGCTGCGGGGCGTGAAAGTCCTATTGGTCAAGCTGCGTTAAAAGAAGCTGCGGAACTACAAGATAAGATTGGCGACTTAAAAGCGGAGGTCGCAAACCTAGCACACGATGGTAAGAATTTACAAGGGGCTTTACAATTAGGCGGCGCTGTTGCTGCTGGTTACGGCATAGCGCAAGGAGCAATGGCGCTTACCGGTAGTGAAAGTGAAGATTTGCAAAAGTCTTTACAGCAACTTATGGCTGTTACAACTGTTGTAAACGGAATTGAAACAATAAGAGTAGCGTTAGAGAAAGAAAGCTCTTTAATGAAGCTAAAATTGGCGGTTCAAAACAAAGCTATTGCAGCGACTGAATGGATGGTAGCGGTTGCCACTGGTGCGACTACATTATCCATGCAAGGTTTAGCGGTCGCGATTAAAAACATTCCGATAGTTGGATGGATTTTAGCGATCGTTGCTGCGGTAATTGCGTTAATTGGTATTCTATATTCATTATCAAAGGCAGAAGATGATTCGAAAGAAGTATCCGAGCAATTGACAGCCGCATACGATAGGCAAAAAGCAGCTATCGACAGAGTCAGTCAAGCGAGATTAAAAGGAATTGATAACCTTATTCGCCAACGTACAGAGGAAGGTGCAAGCATTGAAGAAATTGGCAAGTTACAAATTGAAAGATTAAAAGAAGAAGAGGCTGCACGTAAGGAAAATGTAAAAACTGAGAAAGAAGCCATTGATAAGAAAAACGATAACTATAAAAAAGCGTTAAAGCATGGCAATTACGAGTTAGCGAAATCTATTCGCGATGAAGTTGATGAGCACAGAAAAAAGTACAAAGACTTAATCGGTCAAGAAGGGCAATATGGCGAAGATTTAAAGTATCAAAAAACAAAGACTGCCAACGATGTTAAGGCGCGTGAAGAAAAGGATGCGGAGGAAGCGGAACAAGCTCAGAAAGCAGCTAACGAGAAAGCAAAGGCAAGTAGAGAAAAGGCAGCGCAAACAAAAGCGGAGTTTGAAAAGACAATGCAAGATTTAGTTATTGCTAATATTGTAAACGAAAACGAAAGAGCAATAGCCGCAATGAGTTTAGCTCAAGATAGAGAACGCTCAGAATTAATAAAAAAGTACGGCAAAAATACTGAGCTAGAAAAGCAGTTAAAAACTAAGCAAGCCGCTGAATTATTTAAATTAATTGAAGCTCAAGATAAAACGGATAACGACGCTGTAGATGCTAAAACAAAAGAGGCAAACGAAAAGAAAATACTAGCAGACAAAAAACTTTCAGACGATTTATTCAAGTCTAAAAAAGCAGAATTGGAAGGTAAGCTGATTCAAATTGAAGATGACTTTGCCGCTGAAACTGAACTGAAAAAAGAGCTTGCATTATTAGAGCTAGAGGAGGCTAAAAAGAATAAGGATTTAACCGAGGGCGAATTATTCAAAATTGAAGCGGAATACAAAGCAAAAGTAGATAAGCTAAACGAAGACCAAGCAGCGAAAGAAAGACAGATGCGTTTAGATTCTGTTAACGATGCGATTAAATGGGCAGAAAAGAGTGTAAACGCTGTGCAAGAATTGTCCGACATGGCATTTGCAAACAAGATGCGTAAAGTTGAGAAAGGTAGTAAGGAAGAGGAGAAGTTAGCACGTAAGCAATTCAAGATTAACAAGGCGTTACAACTTGCGGGTGCGATAATGGATGCGGGAAAAGCCGTAACAGCATCCTTGGCTTCGTCTCCAATTGCAATCGGCCCCGTACCTAATCCTGCAGGTATCGCATCCCTAGCATTTGCAGGTGTTACTTCACTCGCTAGTATTGCTAAGATTGCAGCGACTCAATTCGAAAGCACGACACCGCCTGCAACGAATGAACCGCCTGCCATACCAAACCCAACCGAACCAACGGCAAGTTTTCAACCAATGACCGGAACATTAACAAATGGTTTGCAAGGTGGAAATACAAAGGTTTACGTATTGGATTCCGAGATTACAGCTCAACAAAATAATAGCTCAAAAGTAGAAAGTCTAGCTACAATGGGCGGCTAGAAAGTGCACCAATTTTTAAATATTTACTCTAACTTATAGAACATGGCAAATTATTACAAAATAGTAGTTAACGAGAATGACGAAACGGGCGTAGATTTTAACGCATTCGTTGATGTTCCCGCACATCTTAAAGGATTTATTGCATTTGGTAAGAATGAAAGAATCCAATACAATTTTAACGACGAAAAAAGATTAGTAACTGGTGTAATGATTGCGGCGGACTATCCTATTATCAGATTCGATAAACAAATAGGAGAACATTATGTAATCTTTGATGCACCAACTATTGACATTATCAGAAAGAAATTCTTTAAGAATGGATTTATTCAGAATGTAAATAAAATGCACGATCCGTCGCAAGTTATTTCAGGTGCTACTTTATTAGATTCTTACATCGCATCTAATTCAGACCCTAAACTTCCTAATATTCCAGAAGTATTTGAGCATATGAATTTAGGAGATGGCACATGGATAGCAACTTACTTTGTAGAGGACGAGACTTTATGGCAGGAAGTTAAAAGCGGAAAATTTAGAGGATTTAGTGTTGAGGGAATATTTGAAAAAAAGCAAATTAATATAAAAACAAATAAATTTAATATGGAGAAAAAATCATTTTGGGAAATGGCATTTGGTGCTAGTCCAAAAAAAATGACTTTCGCAAGTGCTACAACCG